GAAGAGCTGGTGGAAGTAGACCTGGAGGATTTTATGCAGGTTATGCGAACTTAGGAATAACTGGAGCAGAACAAGTTGGAATGATGTCTCAATATGCAAAACAAACAGGAATAACTGGACCTGATGCTGATAGTACTTATAATAAAAGAATGGAAACTATGGCAAGAATTTCATCAGCTTATGGAATTGGAGCAGGACAAGTTTCCGGTTATGGTGGGACATTTGATAGATATGTTAGATCTGAAAATAAACGAGGATCAACAATGTCTCAAGCAATTGTAACTGCAGAAAAAACAGGAATGGGAGGAGCTAGATTACCAGAATTTTTAGATGCTGTAAAAAATAGCTTAGAAGAAGCAGTTGCAAACGGAAGTCAAGTTTCAAATAAAGAACTTGTAAATGCATTGGGGATGATGACTTCAACAAGTGATCAACGATTAAAAAGTATGGCTCCTGGTATATTGCAAGCAGGTGGAGGAAGTTTTAGACAAGCTGCAATGTTTAAAGGTGGAGCTAGTGAAGCCTTCGCAATGGAAGCTGTATATGCCCAAATGAAACGTGATGATCCCGAAGCTACTATATGGGATGCAAGAGTGCAATTGTCAAAGGGAGCTGATGTAAAAAATGTAAAAGCTATGATATCAGGCGCAAGAAGGAGATCCCCCGGAAATGAAAAAAGAGCTGCAACAATGTTACAACAATTACCAATGTTTTCTAAAATATCAGATCCCAATCAAATGTTAAAAGTAATGAAAATGATAGACACTTATCCTTCGGTAGCAGATGGGAAATTAAAATCAGCAAGTGGCGGTAAACAAAAAGGGATTCAAGCTTATCTTGATGATAGATTAGGTGGAAAAGGGATATCAGAAGCAAGAAATCTTACTTTAAAGAAAGGTGTTTTAGATGAACAAATGAATTTGAATATAGCGAATAAAGAAGCAACGGAAATTGTTGTTGGATTTAAAGAAGGTATTCTCAATGCAACAAAAACTTTAGAAGATTTTGCAAATGCTTTTGCAAAAGCTGGAAAAGCGGATCCAACAAAAACGAAATCATTTAAAAAATCAGTGGCTCCAGGCGGAAGTAATTATGAAGCTTGGAAAGGACCTTAATTTATTCAGGTTAGGTAAATAAATGAAAATAGATTATGTAGCACCAGTAATAAATGTTGAATTCACTTCAGTGGACGGGGATAAATTTCAAGTAGAAAATCAAGAATTCGGTGGAGATATAATAAGTTTAACAACAACAAAAAGTATGGGAGAGGCTGCCGGAAGTTTTACTATAGAAATGGTAGCAAGAGATTCATATATAGATTTTTTTAAAATAGTAACATCAAGTAAAAAAGCAAATGCTTATGATTTGTTTAAAGCAAGTTGTTTGGTAGATATATATATAAATGGAAAAGAAAATATGTTGGGGGTTGTAGATAGCATAACGAGAACTGTAAATATGAGAGGAAAAAATCCTATAAGAAGAATAACAATTACAGGAAGAGATTTGGGAGCATATTTATTAGATCATAAATTATGGTTTGATATAAAAGCAGGAGAAAGAACATTTAATTTTCCAAAAAGTAAAGCTATGGAAGCCCTTGGAATTGTAGGAGGAGAAAGTCCTGCACAATTAATAATGCAAATAGTAAATAATTGGTTTATACGAGTAATTAATCAAGTATTATCTACTTATGATGATGTTTTTAAATTTTCAGATGGAACAGGTATGGAAGATAAATTAATAGCTATGCCTGAAGTAAAAAGTGAATATAATATTAAACAAGATGGTGATGTTATAGATAAAACAGGTGAAACAATTATAACTGCAGGTACTTTATTATCATCAGTACAAGGACCTGGGACATTATCAGAAACTACTTATGGAAATTTTTACCCAATGTCATTTTCGTTATGGCAATATAGTGGAGATATAATGAATCTTTTAAAAACTATAACTTCATTTCCATTTAATGAATTATATATAGATACTGGAGGCACTGATGTTGTTTTAGGTAGTCCAAAATCCCGTACAATAAATCAACCTTATTGGCAAACTGCAACATCTTATTATGATGCAAGTTGGAATAAAGGAGAAGGAAAAAATGTTGAGTTGAGTAAAAGTACAAATCCAGAATGGGGTAAAAGAACTTTTACAATGCAAGAAAAAAAAGCATATTTAATTTTTAGACCTACTCCTTATGATGATAATGATGTGAAGGGAGGGATTCAACCAACGGATTTGGGTATGAATAGTTTGTTATCAATGCAAGATTTAAAAACTCATATTATTGATGATTCAGTAATTGTTGAAAAGACTTTGACCTTAAGTAAAAATGATATTCCATCATTTTATAGAGTTCGGCCAGCTAATGGTTTATTAACCGGAGACGCCGCCAAAGCTTTTTCTCCTGCAGAGTATGATGAAAGAGCACTAAGAAGGTATGGCTATAGTCCAATGGATGTGAAATTAGATTCTTTTGATATTAATACTAAAAATTTTAAAAGAGGCGGGGTAGAGGATATTACAAAAAAAATACAAAAAAAATTAAAAAGTTGGTATCAAAATTCAGATAAATATTTGACAGGTACAATGATGATAAAAGGAAATGAAAATATAAGAATAGGACATAGAGCAAGTTATGAAAAATTAGAAGGCGAAATAGAAAATGAATATGAAGAAGGAAAATATTATATAAAAGCAGTATCTCAAAATTATGTATATGGGCAAAAATATGAGACAGGTTTAAGCTTAGATAGAGGAACTTGTCCGAAATTGATGGAGAAATAAATGAGCGATGTAATCTATAAAGATAACACTTTTAGAAGTGATGAAATTTATGAAATGTACTTAGGTAGAGTAATAAGAAGAAGACAACAAGCTGGAGAAAATACAGATAATTTAAGATTATATGTTGATGTTGAGTTAGGGATTGGTGGACCTTTAAATGATGTTCCTTATTATGGTGGAGGAGTTGATTTGATTACAGAGTTTCCTCATGGTTTATTTGTACCTCCAAGAGAAAATCAAATTGTTCTAATTATGTTTTTGAGAGGAGATAGTCAAAATCCAGTAGCTTGTTGTCCAGTGCCGCATCCTCGATGGAAAAAAGGAGAAGTGGATTCAACTTTTGAAACAGACAAAGCAAAATATAATAACATAATGAGTAGTTTAGATGATATAACTTTATTTCATTATAGTGGAAGTAGGATATCTTTAAAAGAAAATGGTAAAATAGAAATAGCAAAAAAAATAGGAGCAACAGAACATAAAGTAGAAATAGAAATAACAGCAACAAAAGTTATTGTAGATATGCCATCAGCAACAACGGTAGAATTTGGAGCTGGGGCAACTGAAAGTTTTGTAAAAGGTGATGCATTTAAAACATATTTTGATAGTCATTTTCACACAACACCGATGGGCCCAAGTGGAAGTCCAGTTAATCCAGTACCAGCAGATTCCTTATCAACAAAGAATAAAACAGTATAGGAGAGAATTATGTCATTAGCAGGAAAAGCAGCTGCTATAACAAGCGTTAAAGCACTTATAGATTCTTTAAAAGTTTATAATGGTAGCGGTGGTCAAAGTCAACAAGATGCTATAGATAAATTTTCTGAAGATTTAATTGACATAATAGATGTACTTGTTAGAACTGCAGTTGTGGCAACTACTGGGGCTGGAACAGGTACAGGAGCATATAAGAATGGAACATTAACGGTTGGAGGAGTAGCTGCAATTAATGCTGGTGGCGGACCTCCAACAACTGATGTATCTACAACAACGGCTTCGTCGGGAGGATTAACATAATGAGTTTAGCAAAAATATTAGGAACAGAATATGAACCGACAGCAGCATTCTCGTTTGAATTTTTTGAAAGAAATAGAACTACAAAAGATCTGATTTTACCACGTTTAGGAGAAATATTCTTTTTGCTTCCTCCTGAAGAATATAGTTTAACTGAAGGGTATCGAGTTACTGTTACAAAAACTGCTGGAGGCGGATGGATAGATGATTTTGGAAATGATTTTAAACAATTAAGATTATCGGGAAGTCTTTATAGTTATTATACTGGATATCCAGTTACAGCCCCAAACGTAGAATCAGGAGCCACTTCGTCAGAGAAAAATTTTGCAGAAAAGAAAGCAACTAAAGTAGTGCAACAGGGAAAAAGACTTGTTGAAAGTGTTGCAAATGATTTTGGGGTTAGTAATCCCGGATTAAAAGGATTAAGTGGACTAGAAGAATTTTATAAATTAAGATGGATAGTATCGAGATTTAGGGATGTTATTACAAATAATAAAGGACAAGTTTATCCTGTTCCTGCTCCAAATATACAAGAACTTGAAACAATTGCAAGTTTTGCAGATAAACCTCTATACGATGCACTATCAATAGTATACCATGATTATGATGATAATAATCATTTTGAAATAGTATTTAATAATTTTACAATGAGAAGAAGTAAAGATGATCCATTCACAATAAATTATGTTATAGAAATGACTTGTATAAGAACAGCATCTAATACATATTTAGGTGATGGAAAAATAACTAAAAAAGAAAGTCCAGCTGCAATATTAAGTGAATTTAGAGAAACATATAATGATGTTTTAAATGATTTGACTGATATTGCAAATATTCCAAACGCCTTAATAGATACATTCGCTGCATTGATTGAGGCAGCTAATGATTTAAAAACAGATTTGGAACGTTTTGGAAATAATATAAGTTCAAATTGGAATCAATTTGTTTCAAAAATAAGTGGAGTTCAGGAAAAAAATAATGAACTTGAAGAATTATTATTTACAACAACATCAGGGCATGATATATCTTTATTGAAAGATGAAACCTATCAGTTGAATGAAGATTACA